GGGACTTTGAAAAGCGACGTAAGTGATCTTCTAGAGGTCATAGAGCAAGTCTATATAGATAGCTCTATGAAGTGTTCCGCTGATGTCTTTGATATTCGTGACCTGGAAACAATCAAGTCACGGGTCGAAAACGAGGGTGTGTCTTTTCTGACAATTACCCTACCCCAATTCTGCAAGGACTTTGAAAGAAGCCTTGAAGAAGGAGTTATTGACCCAGCATGTTTCACAGGTTTTCACCGACTGAAACATGAAGCAATCCCTGAATTTCTTCAAGGTATGCTTGGTCAAATTTTCGACCGGAAGACAGGAAAGGTTATTTCTTATGAAACCCTCAATCGACATGAGTCAATTGATTGGCTGGCTGCCAGTGATGTTCCTACTGTTGTTGAATCTATACGACAAATATGTCGTACATTTAGCAAAGTGGAACTGGACTGTTCCCCAAAAAGGATCAAGGCCGCACTTGACAGCTTCTATGAAATTGAACGCGAACTTCAAGAGTTTTCTGCACCGGACGAGGACGTATCCAAGTTTTTGGATATTTCTCGCCTGCTCTGGGATAATATGGTTCGGGATTTTCGTCCTGACCTTATATTTCCCAAACATGGACCTGGTGCTACGGCAGACAAAATTTCCGGAAACGGAAAGTATGTTTGGCGTCGCTGGCATGACCGTCTCGAGCCTTACTTCCCTCTGGTTGACAATGGATATCCATTGGGTATACCACTGGAATCAGAGGAGCTCGAAATTGTAACGATCATTCCAGAGCACGATGAACAGCCCGTTAGGGTGATCACCGTGCCTAAAACTTTAAAGTCACCCCGAGTTATTGCAGTTGAACCAGTCTGCATGCAATATGTGCAGCAGGGTATTCGTGATTATCTTTATGATAAACTCGAATCCTATTGGTTAACCAGATCACGGATTAATTTCCGTGATCAGGAGATAAACCAACAACTTGCATTAACTTCGTCTAGCGACGGTCGGTTGGCAACAATCGACCTATCTGAGGCTTCAGATCGGGTTCCACTCGATCTTGCTATCAGAATGTTTGATAGTAATCCCGATCTTCGGGATTCTATCTTGTGTTGTCGTTCGACGAAAGCGCAATTACCGGATGGAAGAATAATTTCTCCCTTAAGGAAATTTGCGTCAATGGGTAGCGCTCTTTGCTTTCCTATTGAAGCCATGTACTTTTACACTATTTGTGTAATGGCTTTGATGGAGGCAAATAACCTTTCCTACACTCGCGAAAACATTTTTATTGTTTCGCGCGATGTGTACGTGTATGGTGACGATATCGTCGTGCCATCCACGAATGCGGACGTTGTTCTCGCTTACCTGCGTAAGTACAATTGCAAGGTAAATTCTGCTAAGACTTTCTATCGTGGAAACTTTAGAGAGTCATGCGGTCTTGACGCATATAACGGGTATGAGGTAACACCTACATATGTCCGAAATCTGTGTCCTGAGAACAAGAGAGCGTATAACTCGCTTATCTCTTGGTGTGCTACAGCCAACCTTTTTTATAAAAAGGGATATTGGCGTACCGCTTCTCTAATGTTTAAAAAGTTAGAGAAGATTTTAGGGCCTTTGCCCTATGTCCGAGAGACGTCGAGTGTACTTGGCAGGTACTCTTTTCTTGGGTACGAGTCCGTTGAAAAATGGAATCGTGATCTACAGCGCTTTGAAGTAAAAGGCTGGAGTCCCAAGCCAGTTTATCGCTCTGATGAACTGGAAGGGTGGTCGGCGCTGATGAAGTGCTTTATGAAAATGCATACCTTTGATCGGAGGAAGTATATAGATACTTCACCGAATCTCGGTTTGCATAAAGTAGAGGACCTCTTTGGCGAGATCGACAGGATTAGCGAAATGCTATTCCCTACTACTGCTGACCAAATCCCAGTTTCCTATGCTTTTAGACCCTTACAGGATCTACAAGCCTTGGATGACCGTCATTTGGTTCATTCTGCACTGCACGGCGCAGTCACACTTAAACGCCGTTGGGCCCCCA